TATGTTGATGTTACTGAAGGTGATTTAATACAGATTTCGGGCGGCCAATATAACGAAGTGTTTTACATTGGAGCCTCGACTATTCCGGCGCCGTTGTACATGATTTCACCAACTAAACTTGGTATTCCAATTGATGTACCTAGTATCGCTTCGCTAGTTGTAAATGTAAACGGATCCTCAGAAACAATAAAACAAGTTTATCCAACCGATCCGGTAGCCGTTACAGAAGCCGGATGTTTTCGTTTTAAGGTTGCAATAAACTACACAGTAAGCGGAAATACATACGACTACTACACAAAGCCGTTTAAGCGCGTAAAATGTAACGAAGTTGTAAGATTAGAAGGCATTTACCCAACTGCTACAATAGACTGTGAACAACACATGCACACATTTACGGTTTGGAATTACGACATGTTTGCGAGTAATATGCTATTCGCTACCGTTGATGCTGATTTAACTGAAATCGCTAGCATGGTGAAAAAAACATACGGTAACAAATGTTTTAACTTCAAATCTGAAAAACAAAGGCGATTTTCTTTAAAGTCAAATCCAATGCCGAAATGGTATGCAGATGAAATTGAAAACATTTCACTAGCTAAGACTTTTTTAATCAATAATGTTGAATACTATCACCAAGAAGGTGAATCGATTTTTAAAGATTCAGACATCGAAAGTGTAAGTTTTCAAAATATAGACGTACTTTTGACACAATGCAAGTGTGAAAATGTTTTTGCGTGCTGAGTAATAATGTAAGGTTGCAAGCCGATTATTCACTTTAAAACACAAATAACATGTTCAGTACATGCAATTCAGCGTGTGTAGGTTCTGCAACGCTAACAAAAACAACGCAATGTGATACGTACGAGCGCTCCGAGGTGCCGGTACGGTTTCTTATTGCCAATTGTGATTTCGATTTCCCCGCCGGTGATTATGATGATGAAGCTCTTGCTGAATTAATTGAAGACGCTATTACAGCGGGCGATATTTCAGCAACTCCAGAGCTTGCCGATGTAGCATGGTCAGACCCTAATACGACCACTAAAAACTACAAAGCGCGTTGCCGTCCTGCAAGTACAATCGCAACTTCACGCGTATTGACTGCAAAGGATTTCACGGCAACCGATAAGAATGCCGCCGGCACATCTTCACCGTATGAAGACCGATTATTTTGGCAAAACAAATTGCAAGCTAAATCCACAGCTATACGCGGGTTTATTACTTGTGATGGTAAAATTTACTTGTTTCTTAACAAGAACGGTACATTTGCAAGCTATTCGGCTCACTTCTTCACGGGTTATGATACCGAGGTAGACGGTAAAAATGTTGAGTTTAAAAACTTGTCATTGACATTCTCAGGAGATCCGGTAAACTATACGTTACCTTATCTTGATATTGTTGCCGCAAATTCGGTTGACACATTGGGCTGGTTATTCCAATAATCACAAATTTTCAAAACAATTAAATTTAAAAAATCAAATGAAAAGATTAATTTTCTTCTTCGCGGTGATGCTGACACTTGCAACAGCAACAAACACATCAACGGCACAAATTACGTTGATTTCATCTATTGACGGTACTAAAACAGATACGCTAAGCGATGCGGGTACATTGTACTTTACAACTCCTATCAATGCTTTATTGTCAGAAAAAACCGGTGATTACCGTTTGCAGTTTTCGCAAACAAACATTTCCGGGACTTCTACATATAAAGTAATTTTACAGGGTAGTATCGATGGTACAAACTTCACAAATCTACATCAAGTAGCAGGAACTAACGGCGTTAATTGTGATACATTACAAGTAACCGCTGGCGCACCAGCTACGTGGATTTTTAACGCAAATAAAAATAGCGGTACAACAAATAAAGGTCGCTGTAAAGTTATTCGAGCGAAGTTTATTGGCACCGGAACGCAAAAGACGTACATTTACGGCGTTCAATTATTCCCTGAATATTAGTATAAAAACAAACCTCTAAAAATGGATTACAACGAATTCATTAAACAAAGAGCTAGCAAACAACACCCTCTGCATCCCGATCATTCGCGTGATGTAGAGGCGTGTCTTGCCGTTCAAATACATACAGAAGGCGCGCGACCTCGATACATGGGACGCACTCGATGGGTAGAGCCTGAAACCTATAAAAAGAAGTTTCAAACACTGTTTGAAAATAGGCTACTTAACAGGCATCCAAACGAGGCTCCGAGTATGTATAATTGGCGTTTATCCATTTTTAGCCCGGTCGCAAAAGAGATTTACAATAAGTTCATGAATATGTGCAAAGGCTCGTTACTCAATGCCAATTCATTTACTTTAGTCGTTGATTCTAATTTGCAAAAGGTAATTGAAACGAAGCCGGTAAACTATGAATACATTTTAGAGTTTATTCTGGAAAATCCAGTTTGCTACATTGGTGTAATGAACGCAAACGAGGCCCAAAGTACCAATGAAATGGCACTACCTGAATTGGTATGTGTCAAGTGCGAAGAAGTGTTAATGTATGATGGCAAAAGCATTGCCTTTGAACGTAATGGAATGGTTTATTTTATTGATTCTGAGGCTCAATACAATATCACAAAAAGCATTAAAACACCGCACAAATTCAATGTATTACCGTTTAGCCGCGAGGTAAACAGCTTTCTACAACCTTATCAAAATTGGGCTGACCAATTAGTGCGCAATCTTAGCGATGACGAAGCCATGGTTAAGAATTACTCTTACCCATACGTTCAGATAGTTGAAGAAAGTTGTAAGCCATGTGCAGGAACCGGTAAAATAGCGAATCCTGACGAAAAAGATTTATTAAACCTTACAGTTAATTGCGGTGTTTGTAAAGGAGCTGGCACAATAAGCCACAACCCGGGCGAATTCTTAACCATAGCAGAAGAAACCTTGGCAAGAAATGGCGGCACTATGCAAGACCGCGTTAAATTTATAACTCCCGACATCGGTATTCCCGAATACCACATGAAACGGTGGATGGAAATTTACAAACTTTGCGAAAACTCATTACATTTAAAATCGGTTGTTGACGGGGTGCAGTCCGGTGACGCTAAAAAAGAAGATAGAAAAGACCAATACTTTTTTATTCAATCAATTTCAAATTACTTGTTCGCTATTATTCGTAAAAACTTACGGTTCATGTCGTGGATGGTAAACCCAACGAACGGGCCACAAGAAACCATATTAATAGAGCCTAAGCAGTTCGACATCATGAGCGATTCTGATTTAATCAATGAGTTCGCTTCGCTTCAATCAAAAACAGACGATTCACAAACCCTAAGCGAATTAAATTATATTATCAATTCAAAAATTTACCGTGATGATCCGGTGCAAGCTAAAATAAATGATGTTCTTTATTTAGCCGACCCATTGTATGGCGTTTGGGGTAATGCGTTAAAATTAAAGTTATTGAGCGGCATTTATACCGACCCCGACAAAACAATTCATGAAAAAGGCTACATGGTCCTTAAACGAATTGCGGCGGAAATGACAAATGATGTGTTTAAAGTAACGGAGCCGGTGGTTTTAATGGACAAACTGATTGATAAAATTTATGAATTATCACCTGATACAGTTTATTCAGATTTACAAATGAATACAGGAGGAAATTTAAAAGATTCAGTTGGTGGTTTAACAGGTATGATTGAAATTGCAAAAGCGGTGGCAAGTGGTCTTTATGACTTAGATGCGGCTGTTGCACTTGTAAGCGATAGATTTGGATTATCTGAACAAGAAGCTAGGAAACAATTAGGAACGCCTCAAAAAATTGAATCAGTCGCTCAAATTGACAAAATAGCAGCATTAACATAATATGGCAATAATTAGCCAAAACGATTTATTAAAAGAAGAACTAACGGCTAGTTTAGCCGAGAGAATGCCATTTATTGAGAAATCGGTATTGGATGCCGTGTTTAAAATTATTGATTCATTCGATACCGTAAATGGAGAATTCTCAGCCGTTACATTAACCTTAGATAATCTATTACAATTAGCATCCACAATAAATCAAACATTAGCATCCACGGGCTATGCTGACGCGGTTAATGTATTCATGTCGGACTTTGGAAAGGTAACCATTAATACAAGCGGTTTACTTAGTCAGGTAGGCGGGTTTGATGTTCGATTATTGCCACTATCAGAAATTGAAAAGAAATGGAAATATAAAACCGCGAATTCATTACTAAAGTCAGGAATAGTTGAGGAATTCGAAACCCCTATTTTGCAAATCGTTGATGAAGCCATAAGCTATGGAGGTTCTATTGATAGGGCCAAACAAACATTAAGCGATTTAATTATTGGCAATAAAGAGAAAGCAGGGCGATTGCAAAGCTATTCAACACAAATTGCAAGGGATTCAATACGTGGCATGCAGGGGCAACAATTCCACAGCATAGCCGAAAACATGACAATCGCAGGATGGAGATACGTAGGCGGCACTTTAAAAGATAGCCGTGGTCAGTGTTATCATTGGGTGCGTGAAATGAATGGTTATATTCCGGATGACCAATTAGCACATGAAATCGCTTTAGCGTATAAATACCAAAAAGAGAAAAAAGTAATTGCCGAAACTCATAAGTATGGCGGCATGATGCCAAACACTACAAAGAAAAACTTTGCATCAAATTGCGGTGGGTATAATTGCACACATACAGCGGCGCCGGTTATGAAGAAGCCTTAGTATCTCTATCTTTTTTCCACTCCAAAACGATTTCTT